TATTCTCATCTATATTGCACGTATTATAGGTGTAGCACCCTCTCTAATTTTAGGAGAAAATGCAGACCTAGAAAAAGCGATTGAAGCAACAAATAAATTCTGTTTTAAACCTTTGACTAAGAAATTGGAACGCGAGTTAAATGCTAAATTGTTCTTTAAAGATGAATACTTAAAAGATAACAAACGCATTGAAATTGTCGGTATAGATAAGAAAAACCCAATCGAATTAGCTGAAGCGATTGATAAGCTACGTTCTTCTGGTACTTATACTGGTAATCAAATTCGTGTCATGCTTGGCGATGAACCAGGAGATGATGAACATCTAGATGAATATGTACTGACTAAGAACTATGAATCAGTTTCATCAACAGAAGGGGGTGAGACTGATAATGAGTAATCCGATTGTAAGAAATGTCACGCCAGTTTTTAGAAACGAAACTAAGAATAACAAGCACATTTTAACATTGTCAGGCACTATTGCTAACTTATCTTTTCTTGACGACACTATCAGCGCTAAAGCTGTGAAAGATTCGCTTGATAATGTTAAAGAAGATATTGTTATTCGCTTAAATTCTGGCGGTGGTGATGTGTTTGAAGGGATAGAAATCTATAATTACTTAAAGTCCTTATCAAATCACATTACAATTGAAGTCACTGCATTAGCTGCAAGTGCTGCATCATTAGTTGCAATGGCAGGGGATAAGATTATCATCCGAACAGGTGCAAATATGATGGTACATGAAGCTTCTACAATGGCTTTTGGTAACAAATCAGACATTCAGAAAACATTGAACGCTTTAACTGCAATTGATACATCTATTGTTGACATTTATCACGATAGAACAGGTTTAGATCGTGATGAGATTGTTAATCTAATCACTAATGAAACATGGTTAACTGCAGATGAAGCAATCAATAAAGGTTTTGCAGATGAGAAATCATCTCGTAAATCTGTTGAGAAGCAGAAAGAAGGTGTAAAGAACGTGGGGAATTCAAAATATGTAGCAAAATTGAAAGAACAGTTACAAATCATTAATTCTATGATTGATGAAGCAGAAGAAGGAATACCAAATGAACCTTCAAGTGATGATTCAAATGAGCAACGTATTGCCGATTTGGAAAATGAAGTTAAAAACATTAAGTCACGCCTAGATAAATTAGAAAAGGGCGATGACGAAGGTAGTAAAGGCGAAGGCCAAGGCGGAGGTACTAATCCACCACCAAAAGAAAATAAATTTTCAAGATTTGCATTTTAAGTAGCTATTAACAATTGATGTTAATGGCTATTTTTTATGCATAAATTTAAGGAGGAATATTAATGCCTATCAAAGTAGGAGAGAAATTAAAAAACTATCAAGATCATAAAGCACACTTTGCAGAGTTAGTTCGCAATGGTGCAAGTGATGAAGAACAATCAAAAGCATTTGGAGAAATGTTTGATGCATTATCAAACGATTTACAAGAAGAAATTTCAGCAGAAGTGAATAATCGTGTAGTAGACAACGGTATTTTAGCTAAACGTTCACAAGATCCTTTAACTTCAGAAGAACGTAAATTCTTTAATGAAATCAATACAGAAGTAGGATATAAAGAAGAAAAATTATTACCGGAAACAGTTATTGAACGTGTGTTTGATGATTTACAATCAGAGCATCCATTACTTTCAAAAATCAACATTCAAAATGCAGGTTTAGTAACACGTATCATTAAAGCAGAACCAACAGGTCAAGCTGTTTGGGGTAAAATCTTTGGTGAAATCAAAGGCCAATTAGATGCTGCATTTGATGAAGAAGAATTCAAACAATCTAAATTAACTTGTTTCGTAGTTATTCCAGATGACTTAAAAATGTTCGGGCCTAACTGGGTAGAACGTTTTGTTCGTACTCAAATCGAAGAAGCTATTTCAGTAGCATTAGAAGCTGCATTCTTAACAGGTGAAGGTGCATCTAAAGACCAACCAGTTGGATTAATGAAAGATATCCAAGAAAATGGCGGTGTCGTTGATAAAACAACATCTGGAACTTTAACTTTTGCAGATGCAGATACAACTGTAAATGAATTAAAAGACTTATTAAAAGGCTTATCTGTTAAAGAAAACGGTAAAGAAGTAAACATTGACGGTAAAGTTGTATTAGTAGTTAACCCACAAGATTCATGGGATGTACAAGCGCGTTATACTTACTTAACTGCTAATGGTGGTTTTGTAACTGTATTACCTTATAACATACAAATCGTATCATCTGAATTTGTTCCAACAAATAAATTAGTTGCTTTTGTAACTGATCGCTATGATGCAGTACGTGGTGGCGGATTAACAGTTAAAAAATTCGACCAGACTTTAGCTTTAGAAGATTGTATTTTATACACTGCTAAAACATTTGCTTATGGTCAACCGGCTGATAACAATGCATCACGCGTGTATGACTTAGAATTATCTACTGCAGTTCGTACTTCAACTCCTGCAGGTGGTACTACAGACGGTGCAGCACAAGCCTAAGAAAGTAGTTGATACTAATGCCAAGCGTTAAGATATCAGATGAAATTTTAGATGAATTTAAAGAATACACTAAGATTTCTCATAATACGGAAGATGAACACTTATTACGTGTTTTAAATATGTCTTACGAGAACTTAGAAACACGTTTTGGCGTATTTGATATTAATAGTAATTTAAACGGTAAAAACTTAGTTTTTGCACGCGCTCGCTATGATTATGAAGACCTTTTAGAGTTTTTCAACGACAATTACCAAGATGATTTATTGCATTTTGGTTTTAATAATTTGAGAAAGCGTGATGAAAATGAAGAGTAAATTTAAAAAACCATATATCACTACAAAAAAGTTAAATACACGTGTTCATTTTTACACTTATCAAGAAAATACTGGTCCTGAAGCTGGTATAAAAAGAAAAGATAAACTCTATAGTTGTTGGGCATACGTCCCACAATGGAAAATGACAGAGCTTCAACAAGCTATTTCCAATGGTACAGAGCATGACGTTAAAATTTTTATGCGAGAAACACATGGCCAATATATTCCTAATGAAAAACATTATGTAGAAATCGAATCACCTTATGTTCATCAAGATTTAAATATTAAATTGGTACAACCTGATGTAGAGAACGAACAATTTTTAATGCTAACTGCAGGGGTGGTATCAAATGGCGAGTAAAAATTTTACAGGTATTCGAGCAGATGGTTTGAAAGAACTACAAAAAGAGCTTGAACGCCGATTCAGTCGCAAACGATTAAACGAGATTATAGATAAAGCCTTAATAAAAGCAGGGAAGATTATTCTTGAAGCAATCAAAGGTAATATACGTACCTTTAGATATACTGGTGCTGAATATGCAGAGGCTAAACTTTCGGAGCCATATTGGGATAAAGGTATACGTTCTATCCGTGTTTATTGGGAAGGACCACATCATAGATATTCTATTGTTCATTTAAATGAGAAAGGTTTTCATGCTAGAAACGGCAAATTTATTAAACCTAAAGGTTATGGTGCGATAGATAAAGCAATCCGTTCAGCTGAAAAAATATTTTATCAGACAGTGCAAGAAGAAATGGAGAAATTATTATGATTGATATTTTAAATGAGATATATAGCGTCATTAAACAAGACGAAAAGTTAATGAAGATATTAAATATCAATAATGTTAAATTTAATGATTATCCAGATGTCAAAGATATAACCAAACCTTATATTGTTATAGATGATTTTGATGATCCTATCCCAGAATTACACTATGACGGAGAACGTGCTGCTTACAGCTATATCGTACAAATTGATGTCTTTGTTAAAGCTAGTGATGACTATAATGCTCGTTTAAGAAGGAATGAAATATCACAAAGAATTAGCGATTTGCTTTGGAAAAATCTTAAAGCAGGTCAAGTTAGTAACTTAGGCAATGAATATGATAAACAGTTCGCTTTGTATCGCTCAACTAGACGATATGAGGCGATTTTTTATGAGGAGGAAAATTAAATGGTAAAATACGCTAAAACACCAAAATCATTTATTAACATTAAAGACTTAGGCTTTGCCTTATTAGATACAGATGAATTGGATGGCACAATTAAATACAGTAACGTAATCCAAACACGTGGTTTACAAGAAATTTCAGTTGAAACTGGTGGCGAAATCGTAAATGCTTATGCAGATGGTAGTATTATCGAATCAGGTAACACTGATGGTGAAGGTAAAATTTCAATGACTATGCATGCATTTCCACAAGAAATTCGTGAGTTAATTTTCAATGAAATTTATGATGAAAATGGCGTTTTTGAAGAAGTTAAAGGTAAACAAAACCGTTATGTAGCAGTTTGGTTTAAACGTGAACGTCGAGACGGTACTTACCAACATGTAGGTTTAACAAAAGTAATGTTCTCAGATCCTAACTT